TGTATGTTATGTATATATTGATTATGATGATTTTGGTTATATTACAATCTTTTGGGATAGGTGATACAAATGGCATTGATAAATCTATTGAAAGTTTAGAGAGTTTGTTTGTTCCTATTACTGCTTCATTTACTGCTATAGTTGGTGCTTCGTTTGGAGTTAATGGGATGAACGCATATAAAGAAGTGCATACGAAATGAATGACTTGGTAATAATATCAATAAATATTGTATTAGGACTTATTGTTTTAGAAATGGTAATTAAACGTTATAAGGATTAAATAATGTATAAACTTGGCAAACGATCACAAAGTGAATTAATAGGTGTTCATCCTGTATTAGCTTTTGCAGTAATAGAAGCTATTAAGATAACTAAACAAGATTTTATGGTGTTAGATGGGCTTAGAACCATTAAAGAACAACGAAAGCTAGTTGATAGAGATGTAAGCAAAACCATGAATTCATATCATCTTTACGGACTTGCTGTAGATTTAGTAGCTTATGTAGATGGTAAACCATCATGGGGAAATGATTATTATAGAGATATTGCAGATGCGATGAAAACAATCATTAAAAAACATAATCTTCCTATTGATTGGGGACATGATTTATGGCAATGGGATAGTCCACATTGGCAAATAAGTAAATTTGATAATAAAGATGCAAGAAATATCTATGACGCTAGGAAAATTTTAAAGTACAAAGGATAAAAAATGCCAAATAAACCATGTAAATCAAAAGGGAAAAGCGGCACAAAGTGGGGAACTTCTGGAAAATGCTATACAGGAGAAGACGCAGAAGCCAAAGCAATCAAGCAAGGACAAGCGATCAAAGCAAGTCTTTATAGAAAGAAGAAATAAACGAGCCCTATCCTCGATAAACTGGCAAGGAGATACCTATGAGTGAAGAAACACAAGTAGCCTCAGAGCAAGTAGCTACTGAGACAGAAACAGTAGTAGAAAACAACGGAGAAGCAACAGAACAAACGGTCAGTTATGCTGATGGAAAGTATAATAGCATATCAGCACTAGAGACAGGATATAGCGAACTACAGAAGAGTTACTCACAGAAACTAGGAGGATTTGATGGATCACCAGAAACTTATACATTGGATGAAGGTATCGAAACCACCCCCAGACTTGAAGCATTACAAGCATGGGGAAAAGAAAACCAACTTAATAATGATGCTCTAAATTCTATAGTCCAAATGGATGTAGAAGCTACAGAGAAAGCTCAAGAAGCTTATGTAACAGAACAAAAAGAAATTCTTGGTAAAGATGCAGAAACAAGATTAACTAATCTATCTGATTGGGCTAGAGCTCAAGTAGGTGAAGAAATGATGGATACTTTCGGAGCTATGATAACTTCTGCCAAAGGTGTTGAAATGATGGAAGGTTTAATGAAGCAAATGCATGGTACTGCACCTGCACCAGCACAACAAACACAAACAGTTAGTAAAGATACTCTTAATGAGATGAGATTTGCTATTGATAAAAACAGCGGAGAGCGTAGAATGAGTGTAGATCCAGAATACAGGAAGCAAGTTGAAGCTTTAGAAGCTGAGATTTACGGGTAGGGGTTATCCCTACTCACTTCTTCTTTTTAACTCATTTGATATTTTATTCTCTAAATCACATAAAACATTATAAGGCATATTTTCTAATAACTCTTTATCTACAAATTCATAATATTGTCTTGTTACAGTAGTTAAATAATCATCAAAACTATTTGTTATACTATGTTCAAGAAAATCGCCGCGATAATCCTTGCCTATTTTTATGCCTATTTCCATTACTTTCCTTCCCATTTATCCAAAAATTCAACATGCTCATTGTTAGTCATTTTTGGAAAGACAATAGGGGGAATAGCCATATCTTCCAGTTCATCAAACAACTCCATGTGATTTAAAATAATCCCTGCTTCTGTGTAGTCTTTAATCTTTTGTATTAGTTCTAGCATCTACGTCCTTTTTATAGATATAATTTTCCAACAAGTTCAACTCCTTCATTGGTATTTCTAAACTCGAATTCAATATCACTAAGCAAATCTTCTGCCATCATTTTTTTTATTAATTCCTTGTGCTTAGAAAATTTGTATATATAACCACTATCTTTTAACTGTTCCTCTGTTATTTTTGAAGGTATGCCAAGTTCATATAACTCCTTGTGGCTAATTCTCACTAATCTATTATATTGCATATCAATCCTTTTTTAAATTATATCACCAATCAAACAATAATAAAAATCAATTAAACTGATTAAGTTAATCAATTAAATTTATGTTATAATATGACAGAATATTAAAACTCCAGATACCTCGAAAGAACCTGATCTGTTTTAAGCGTTCAAATGTATTTGCATTTAGAGCCTTGAATTGGTCAAGGACACCTCCAAATGACAAGCAATCAAACCATATTAAAACAGATAAGGAGACACTATGTCACAACATCTTTCAGGTGTAGCTGCAGAGCAGTTTGACACAGAAGTAAAACATGCCTACCAAGGTATGAGAACTTTGAGAGAGTGTGTAAAAACACGCAACAACGTAGTCGGAGATAAATACGACTTTAGATTGATGGGAAAAGGTCAAGCAACACAAAGAACAGGTAGTTCTGCAGATGTTGTTCCAATGGGTATCGCTCACAGCGTTAAAGTAGCTACTCTACTTGATTATGAAGCACCAGAATACACAGATATTTATGATAAAGCTACAGTAAACTTTGATGAAGTTGTAGAACTTGCACAAACAATCGCAGGAGCTATGGGTAGAAGAGACGATCAATCAATCATTGATGCACTAAACACTTCAACTACTACAGTAGTAGGTGATGGTACAAAGGCACTTGATTTGGCAGCTATCACAGAAGCAGCACAATCACTTAATTCGGTAGAAGCACCAATGGAAGATAGATACTTCCTCGTTGATGAAAAAGGGCTTAATGATATTCTTAATGACTCGACTATTACATCGGCAGATTATAATTCTGTTAGAATGTTAATGAGTGGTGAAATTAATTCATTCATGGGTTTCAAATGGAAAATTATAGGTTCTGCAAGAGCAGAAGGCGGACTTCCATATGTAACAACTGTTAGAACAGGTTTTGCATTCCATAAGTCAGCAATCGGTCATGCAGTAGGTATTGATATGAATACAAGAGTTGATTGGGTTCCTCATAAAGCATCTTGGTTATCTCTCGGTATGTGGAAAGCAGGAACAGTAGCAATTGATATTGAGGGAATTATCCCTGTAGAATATCTTAAAGTAGCACCATAAGGAGTAAGATATGGCAGCATTTACAAAAGCAACATTTTCAGGTAACGTAGGAGCAGGTTCAGCTGCTCCAAGTTTTTATGTTTATGGTTCAATCGACACAAAAGCAGAGGTTATAGCATCTGGCTATTTTAATGACATCGCAGGTATTTTAAAAGTAGGAGATCAAATCAATGTAACATTTGATACAGACGGAACGCCTGGTCTAGCACCTCTTTACGTTGCATCAAATGACGGCACAACGGTAACAACAGGTTATGCAGTAATTGCATAGTAAATACTCAGCTCTCTTCGGAGGGTTGTACTATCTACTAAGGAGCAACTATGACAGGAACTACATCAAGCATCTCACTCGCTTCAAACGCTCTTCTCTTATTAGGTCACGAAACCATAGCAAGTTTTGATGAAGGAACAGCAGGAGCAACCATAGCAGCCAATCTTTATGAGACTTCTTATTTAAGTTTACTCACTAACCATAGATGGAGATTTGCAACCAAGAAAGCCCAATTAGCAAGACTTGTTGAAACTCCGCTTGATGAATATAACTATGCTTTTCAGTTACCATCTGATTGTCTTTATTTGATTAAAACCACCTCAACCAATTATCAAATATATGGGCATAAACTTTATACTAATAATACAGAAATTAAAATAGACTATATTTATAGAGTTGATGAAGGCAATCTTCCTCCGTATTTTACAAAAATGTTTGAATTCTTTTTGGCTTCACAATTCGCTCTTTCTCTCACGGGAGATATGGAAAAAGGAAACTATTTTTCAAGAATGTATCTCTTTGAATTAAAAAAAGCCAAATTCACAGATTCTACACAACATCCACAAGAATCATTTATAGATAATCCTTATGTGGATATAAGGTATTAAGATGGGTATTCAACATATTCAATCTAATTTAACAGGCGGAGAACTTGCACCAGAGCTTCATGCTCGTATTGATATAGATAAATATAATACTTCTGTAGCTCATGCAGAGAATGTCGTTATCGTTCCCCAAGGTGGATTAAGACGCAGACCTGGACTTTCTAAAATAGAAGATGGAGTTGTAGGTGAAGATGCAAGATTATTTCCCTTTGTATTTAATAAGGCACAACAATATCTTCTTGTATTTAGAATAGGATTTGTAGATATATTAA